CAATGGCCAGTAACTCAGTTCCAGTATGAGTTCTCAACATACTTCCGCGGAACATTCTTCTGCACAGCCCCAGCATGGAACGGAATCGTTTCAAACATTTACACCGCATAAAAGGCATGAGGAAGGGGAGAGTCAGCAATGGCTCTCCCCCTACTTATAGGGAGGGAAATAAATGCCAAGAATTGTTGCACCAGATAAAGGCGTGAAAGAAACTGTTGTCGGCGGTAAGACTTATAGCGTTGACAAAACAGGCATTTACAATGTTGAAAGTCCTAGCGCAATCAGGGCTATGAAGGCGGAAGGTTTTTTCGAAGCTTCTCTGAATCCATATTCAAGTGGTGACCGCGCGAGAGGATTTACTTGCGTAGAATGTGGCTTTGATGGTTGGTTTCGCAAATGTGGGCGTTGCGGACACGAATCTAACGCGATACAAACAGACGGAGATTAAATGGCAATCGGCGTAAGTGTAAATACCTTCAACGAACAGCCATATCTTACTATCGCTGAATACAAGCAAGCACCTACCGCAATAGACATCGATAATTTAGTGGTTGGCGGTAATCTCGCGGCACAAAACGCCGAACTAGAAAATGCAATCTTCCGCGCATCGTCTTACATGGACGAATACTTCAACCAAAACCTATGCGCTAACACGGAAACCGAGTCTCAACGCGTGCGCGTGAGCAATCAAGGCTATGTCGCCGTCCATCCGACTAACGACCCTATCATCGCGGTACGCGAGTTCCTATACGGCTCAGTCCCAAATAATCTTTATACACTCAACGACCCTACAACTATTTGGTTTGAAGAACAGCAGTTCCTAGTTCCGGTAGCACCTCTCAGCCAAACACAATACTCATCGCAAGGTCCACTAGGTTTTTATGGTTTCCCACCTGCTGGCAATTTTTGGGTTTATTGCCAATACACCTATGACGCTGGCTTTGTGAATAATGCGATGGCCACGGCAGTCGCTGGGCAATCATCTTTAGTGATGGCTAACTCTATCGGTATTCAGGCTGGCGCTCGCTACAAGATTCATGATGGCGCCAATAGTGAATTTGTTACCGTAGCATCCACCTACGCATACGGAGAAAACACAATTCCTCTTGTTTCGCCGCTTCTATATAGCCATGCTCCGGGAGTCACCATGGGTAACCTGCCCAACGCAGTTAAAGAAGCTTGCATTCTTATCACCACAGCCTTCCTGAAGGTTCGTGGTGACAACTCCTTGACTATGGGTATTACTACCAAGCCAATCGGTAATCAGTTACCAGCCCAAATGTATGGCGGCGAAATCGCCTTGGCTCTCACAATGGTCGATAAATACCGACGGATTCGCTAATGACTACGCCTACGACCTATACCCAGATTCCCTTGCAGGGTCGTGTCGCAGTTCGGCAGACTCTTTACAACTGGCTACAAACTGGCGATATCAAGAACCTCAATCAGATATTTACAAGCTTCCCGAAGCGCATCAACTATCAAGTCAACTCTCAGCCCGGACAGTTATCGCGCTCTGCCGTGGTTATTTTCATCCAAAGCGAATCCGAAAGTCGTATCGCTATCGGCGGCGCACACAACGGCTGGAAGCGCGTGGATTATTCCGTTATTTTGCAGGTTTATCAGCATTCGATGGAGCGAAACTCGGAAAAAGCCATGGACGATTTCGATACACTTATTGACGCTATCAAAGCAAGGTTACGAGCAGACCATAACTTCGGTGATGAATCTGAGCGCTATGTATGGCAAGGTGCTGAACCACAAATCAACACCACCTACGGAGAGCCAGCCACTAACGAAGGTGGAGCAACCGAAACCTTTGCCGAAATACAATTCCTTGTAACTGAAATGATTCAAGCATAGGAGCAACATGAAGATAACAAACAACTCACAGGGTGACCGAGTGTTCCCTACGCTTGGCATCACTCTTAAAGCAGGAGAGTCTTACGACACAGACAGCAAAAAGCCAGAAGTGGCAAAGCCAGTCGTAGCGGCTAAATTAGAAGCACCGAAACCAGTACCAACATTGTCTGCCGCGCCAGACTCGAAATTAGGAGAGTGAATAAATGACAGTACAAAATTCCGTCCGTTCCTATTTAGGTATCGCACGCGAAACCACAAAAGGAACTGTTGTAGCACCAACAGATTTTATCCCAGTAATGAAAGACAGCCTGAAGCCTGTCGATATCATCGACCCACTATACGACGAAGGTCTCCGTGGTTCGCTGGTCAAGAATTACAACTACCTACAAGGTCGTACTCGTTCAACAGTAGATTTTGGCGGCTCAGTATTTATTGATACAGCAGGATGGGCTATCGCAGGATTGCTTGGCGATGAAACAGTATCAGGCGGCAGCGCACCATACACACATGTAATCTCATTGAAGAATGCGAGCGCTGTGGGTGCAGATGCACAGCCACCTTCATACACATTGACCGACTTCTATGCGGCTGATGTTCGTTCTTATCCCGGATGCCAATTCTCAGACTTCTCATTGAAGTTCAATGCAGATGGCATGTTGGAATACGACGCTAAATCAACAGGCTGGGCTAGCGAAGTTGTAGCAACACCAACTCCAAGCTTCTCAACTGTTCTACCTACACAGGTTTGGCACGGACGCGTAGAGGTTGCTGGCACACCAGTCTCTAACTCAATCAGCGGCAATATCGATATGAAGCGCCCAGTTACTCCTATCTACGGTATTAGCGAAACACAGAACCCTTATCAGGTGTTCCTTGGGGCGCTTGAAGTTACAGGCAAAATTAAGTTCGTAATGGAAAACGACGACCAGTTGACTAATTTCCTTACAAACACACAGCCATCATTGCGGTTCATCTGGAGTTATGGCACAGGTGCGAATGAACTTCAACTTTCAGCCGTACTTACTAAGGGTGCTTATGTCGCCGCCGCTATCGACCGAGGAACAGACATGGTCGAAATCGAAGTCGATATCAACGCGCAAGGTAATCTGACAGATGCAGGTAACACAGGTGGTTATTCTCCTATCAAGTGGACATTGAAGAACGCCGTCCCTACGAATATCTATCTACCTGACTAAATAATCGTCAAGCAGGTGGGTGGTTGAATCCGAACGCCTTCCCGGATTCCCCCCACCTGCCCATCGATGTTATGATATTGGGAAGGCAACCACAGGAGGCATAATGTCAAAAGAAGTTAAATTACCATCAGGCGCGACGGTCAAATTGAAAGACCCATCATTGTTGCGCGTTAAAGACCGCAAAAAAGTCATGCGCGCAGGTGACAATTTACAAGGCGATTTATCAAAAGCATTAGCACTCGGAGATGCAATTATTGCGATGCTCGTAGAAGAATGGTCATTCGATTTAATCATTCCTTCTGTCAAACTTGAAACTCTAGATGAACTAGAAATTGCAGATTACGATGCACTTGTTGAAGCGACTGCGGATGCGCAAAAAGCGTTGTTCCCGAACCTCGCTAAAACGAACGATTCCGAGGCAGACCCAAAAGCGATTACCGCCGTCTCCAACGATTAAGATGGATACTTTCTGGCGGTCAAAGGCATGAGTCTTTCGATTATCCTGACGAAGCTTGGTATTACTACCAGATGGCAGACCGCTTTGGTTGGACACCCGACCAAGTAGATGAAATACCTGCTGGAACTGCCGATTGGTTATTAGCAATAGCCTCTACTGTAGATGAAGTAAAAGTTGAGAAGGCAGAACAGGCTAGGAACTGATGGGCGCTATTGTCGTCACTAACCTTAGCCAAGTCATGGCTGGAATGACTAACTACGAACGCAAAGTAGAAAAGGCTGGCGAAATTGCTATTACGCAAGCCGCTTTAGCCATCGAACGCCAAGCAAAACTCAACGCTAATACAGGCGTACATCCGCGCGGACAAGGACATATCAAAGGCACAGGTCCGGGTCCAAATGTGGTCACAGGAACTTTGCGTCGGTCTATTACTACAGAGGTGCGATACGGGTTTGGCACTTACATAGCCACAGTCGGTCCAACAGTCGAATATGCGCGCGCAGTAGAACTTGGAAATCCGCGTTGGAAATCAGGCGTGCGGTATCCTTTCCTTATACCAGCAGTTGGGTATCTCGTCGGCAACGGAACGCTGAATAGAGTATTCACACGCGCATTCGTTTCGGCATTGAGGGGATAACATGGCTTCTTCACCTATCCCACCAATGCTCATTGAATTACAACTTGAAACTGCCAAAATTCAAGCCCAGATGCAACAACTCAATGGAAAATTTGAGGATTTCGGTAGGACAGTTGAAAAACAAGGAAGCTTCTTAACAAAATTCAAAGCCACAGCCGCAGGTGTTTTTACTGGTGGTCTTATGGTGCAAGGTTTAAATAGCATCAAACAAGCCTTCAGCGAGGCTGTAGCAGACGCGGACCTTTACGAGAAGACAATCGCTAAGATGAACGCTGTTATAGCTTCTACGGGCAATGTAGCGGGTTTATCAGCAGAAGGATTGAAAGCACAGGCTTCTGCTCTAGAAAATCTATCTGCGGTTGATGAAAATGTAATTTTAAACGGTCAAAACATTATTGCTACTTTCACTCAGATTCGTAATGTGGCTGGTGAAGGCAACGACATATTTAATCAGACCACTAAAGCGGCTCTTGATTTATCTGTAGCACTCGGTCAGGATATGCAAAGTTCGGCTATTCAATTAGGTAAAGCGCTCAACGACCCTATCAAGGGTGTATCTGCTTTACAGCGTGTCGGTGTGGCTTTCGACGCACAACAAAAACAGATGATTAAAACAATGGTTGAATCCGGAGACATTCTTGGCGCTCAAAAAGTTATTCTTGCAGAAGTAAATCGCGAATTTGGTGGTGCTGCTAAAGCCGCAGGAGACACATTTGGTGGAGCAGTAACAAGAGCGAAAGACAAAGTTCAAGATTTCATGCGCGACGGTATTTTAAAACTAGAACCTATATTGCTCAGCATCGGCAAAATAATTGGTTCGGTTATTATGCCTGTCTTGGAAAAATTAGGAAAGTTTTTCACAGAAAATGCTAACGCTATAAAGGCTTATGTAACTATTCTTGCTATGGCTACTGCTGGGTTTTATGCATATCGAGCCGCGATGGTTGCTACCAAAGTCGCCCAAGAAGCTTATGTAATTATCACGGCAATTATGAAAGGCGCGACCCTTGCGTCAATCGCCTCAACAAATGGTTTGGCTGCTTCAATGCTTTTGCTTAATACAGCAATACGGGCTAACCCAATAGGATTAATCGTAACCGCACTTATGTTAGTAGGCGCAGCGTTTGTTTACGCTTGGAAACATAGCGAAACATTCCGAGGCGTCGTTATTAAAGGAATGCAGTTAGTTCTGAATGCTTTATCTTTTGTTGTAGGAGCATTTGGTAAATTAACTGGATTTTTATCAAAAGTTCCGGGAATGGGTTGGGCTAAAGGAATAGCAGATGGCGCGAAATCTGCTGCTGATGCAATTTCTAGAACAAGTAAAAACCTTACAGATTTGAAGTCTGACTTTAAAGGCATGGGTAATGTGTCTATGACCACAGGTTCAGCAGGAATAACTGACAAAAGCGGTAATGCTGATAAGCCTACTGGCGTAACTGCTGACCAAATTAAAGCCGCTAAAGCCGCCGCGAAAGAGCGAGCAGATTCTATTGCGAAAGCGAATAAAGAAGTCGTAAAGATTTACGACGATATGAACAAGGCTATTGCTGATGGTAATGAGAAAGCCGCAGAAGCGTTGAAAAAGCGCGACGAAGCAGTTGCCGACACCACCGCTAAATATGCCAAAAAAGAATTGGCGATTAAAGCCAAGAAAGACGAAGAATTAGCAGCTAACAAAAAGAAATGGGACGACGCCTATAAAAAGGCTACCGATGCCAGCGAAGCCGAAATCACCAAGATTAAAGAATCTTACGAGAAGAAGCGCGCAGACATTGAGGCTAGTTACACAGAGAGGAAAGCCAACCTACAAGCCGATGCGCAAAAGAAAATTGCTGACGCTACGGCTAAAGCAATCGACGACCAAGCCAAAATTGTTCAGCAATCTATTGATAGGCTTCGTAGCGCATTCGCTACCGGAACTGCCGCAAGCATTACCGAGATATTTAAGGCTGGCGCTACCAGCGCTGACAAGATGTTGGAACAATTAAAGTCTAAATTACAAGCCGCAAAAGAATTACAAAAGAATGCCGCCGCGCTCGCCGCCGCAGGTTATTCACAAACCTTTATTGAAGATGTAGTCAAGAATGGTCCAGAAATTGGCAACCAGATGGCTGCCGCATTGCTTGATGCTTCGGACGAAACCAAGAAACAACTGCAAACTCTGTATAGTCAAGTCAATGACATCTCTAATCACGGCGTAGATGCTCTTGCTAAGACCATGAATCAAGGCGGCAAGCTTGCCACGCAAGAACTCATGGATGCTTACAATCAAGTACCTAAAGACCTCGCTATCACTTTGGCTGACATAAACGACCAGTTAACTACTGATTTAGCAAGTGCGCAAAAAGAATATGCCAATTCTATGGCTGAAGCCGCCTCAACACGCGATGCGGCAATCGCAGACTCTAAGGCTAAATTGACGGAAGCATTAACAGCCGCAGATGAAGCGTTAGCAGAAGCCAACACCGCCACGATGAAAGAGTTTAACGATGCGATGGCTGAAAATGCCGCTAACCTTGCGGAAGCCTTGGCGAATATTCAAAAAGATTACGAAGACACTATCGCGCAGATTGCGGAAAACACCAAAGCCAAGCTTGCAGAACTACAGGCTTCTCTAGCCGCCGTAGCCGCTACATTGGCAGAACTTGGGGCGAAACAAGCCTCTATCAACGCTATAAACAATGCTCCTGTTTATATACCGCCTGCTGTGGTGCCTCCTACGACTACTCCGTCTGCTTCCGGTAATAACAACACCGTAAATAACAACACCAACATTGCTCAAACATTCGTCACTCCACAAGCCGACCCAGCCGATGTGCATTTGGCAACACTTTCAGCAATGAAATATGGCAATGCGATTACGGTCAATACGACTACTCTTGAAGGTGTTATGCGAGCAAGCGGTTTAAAAACTCCTACGGCTACTATTGCTAAACCTATTATGAATGTCGGAGCGTATGACAGATGACAACTTTAACGCAACAATATTCTTTTGCATTTAAGAATCTAGTTTTTGGCGGTACAGGTTCGCCTTACCAAATCCTCAGCGTAGATGGTCTCGAAGGCGTTCCGGGAATCCGCAACCAAGACGATAACCGAGGCTATAACGATGGTATGTTCACGGGGCGTGATTTCTATTCAGGCAGAACCATCAGCATGATTATTCAAATCTTAGGTGACGGTAATAACAGCGCGCAAGCTAATCTCAACACATTACAGCGTTACCTTTTGCCGCAGACCCAAGGAACTACCCCATTGTATTTCCTTTTGGGTTATGGCGAACAAGAGCAGGTTATTAACGGACGCGTCCGCGCATTCCGAGCACAAATCAACCCTGAATATACCTACGGCAAAATCATCGCTCAGGTCGATTTTTTCTGTCCTGACCCTACCTACTACGACATAAATGTCCAAACTGCAACTTTGGCTTATTCAGCGCCTACGGGTCGTATCTATAACCGTACCTATAATCTGGTCTATGGCGGCGGTTCGGCTACGCTTTCGACAACGATTTCAAACACAGGGTGGGCTACGACTTATCCGACCATAACTTTATATGGACCAATTATCGACCCTGTTCTGGGTAATGCGACAACAGGGCAAGCGTTATATTTCACAGGCACTTTCGTCGCTAACGATGTTCTCGTAGTAGACTTGTATAATAAATTAATCACGCTTAACGGCAGCGCGGCTCGAAACCTTTTGAGTTCTGGCGAGTGGTTTGCGGCACCATCGGGTAACAGCATATTTACCTTGTATGGAAGTGGAACTCTCGCAGGAACAACGGAGGCTGTAATAACATGGCAGTCTGCATACATTTAGGAGAAACATGACATTACAAACGCCTCCATCGTGGCTACAAGCAGGTTCCTATCCTGCGCAATATGACCGCCTAACAGCGCAAGCATTGTGGGCTACCACAGGCACGATTGGCACTTCGTCTTTAGCCGTCAGTCCTAACTCTCCGGTCGGTATGTCTGTTCGTGTTGCATCAGGTTGGGCGGCTATTGTCGGTACAACTACAAGTAACATGGGCGTTTATACAATTTACAATGATGCTATACAAGCTTTAACAATCACGACAGCAGACCCCACAAACCCTCGTATCGACCTTATCTGCGCAACAGTCAGAGATGCTTATTACTCAGGCGTTGATAATGATGTAATTTTTCAAGTTATCGCAGGAACTCCTGCTGGTTCTCCTAGCGCTCCTGCCCTTCCTGCTAACTCGATTTCTTTAGCAACTGTGGCTGTCGGTGCGGCTGTAACTCAAATCAATTCAGGTGATATTACGGACACGCGTGTGGCGGCAACAACCAATCTTGCAGTCGGTGACATCACATCAGTCACGGCAGGAGCAGGTCTAACAGGTGGTGGAACAAGCGGAGCCGTCACTTTGGCCGCGAGCATCGCGACCAACGCGCAAACAGGAACGACTTATACCTTGGCTTTGTCCGACAATGGCAAGCTTGTAACACTCAGCAACGCTTCTGCTATTGCGGTCACAATACCGCTCAACAGTTCGATTGCATTACCAGTAGGTGCTGTTATTATGATGTCATCTTTTGGGGCAGGTGCAGTGACTATTTCGGGAGCAGGAGGCGTAACAGTGCGTTCTAATGGAGCAACACCTGCAAGCCCTGTAATTCGCACTCAGTATTCATCTGTAGGTGCAATTCAAACTTCTGCGAACAATTGGTTAGTGGTTGGAGATTTACTCTAATGTCAATTATTTCTATTATTTCAGGTTCAGGAAAAACTGCTCCTAGCGCACCAACAATAGGAACAGCAACAGATGTAGGTAGTGGCCGTACATTTGTAAGCGGCGGTAGAGCAGATGTAACTTTTACTGCTCCTGCTTATACAGGTCGTTCACCAATTACTTCTTATACAGTCACTTCTAATACTGGTGGATTTACTGGAACAGGAGCATCTTCACCTATTTCAGTTACAGGTTTAACGCCAGGAAACGCTTATACATTTACAGTTACAGCAACAAACGCAATTGGTACAAGTTCTGCATCATCTGCTTCCAATAGCATCACAGCGACAACCATTCCAGAAACTCCGACTATTACTTCTGCAACACGCACAAGCAATACAGCGGTTTCAATTGCATTTACTGGAGCAACAGGTGGTTCTGCGATAACAGCTGTAACAGCAACTTCATCACCTTCAGTTTCTATTACATCAAGCGGTACTTCATCACCAATGACAGCAACCGCAACTTATTCTCAAGGAACTGGTTATACATTTACAATTACCGCAACTAACGCAAATGGAACTTCATCTTCATCAAGTGCATCAGGTTCAGTAACACCTTATGCGCTTCCTACTCTTGGTGCATTTAGCGTGGCTACTGATTACCCAACCGCAACTGGTCGGTATGTCACGGGTTCTTCATCTTCTACTAGCAATGGAATTATGTTCGCTGGAACAGATGGACAAACCAGTAGAAGTGACGGTTATTATTGGAATAACAGTTCTTGGGTGGCACTTGGCACTTACCCTAGCCAAGGACAAGTTTCAGCAGGTCGTACTATGAATACAGGGTCACAACAAATTCAAGTAGTTTCTCCTGGCGAAGCACAATCAAAGACTTATTACATTTCAGGTGCGGGTGGTTCATGGTCTACAGGAACAGATGTGCCAAGTAATGCCCCTTATACCCCAATAGCATTTGTTTCAACAGGTAGCGTTCGAGCAACACTTGGCGCTAGTCCATTTACTTCTTATTACAGAACTGGAACAGGTGCATGGACCGCAACGACCTCTGCTCCTATAGCAACTGACCAATCTCAGTCTGCGGCAGACTCAGGAACTATCTATAGTTTTACAGGCAGTACATCTTATACTGCTGGTTTGACAGGCGCATGGACGGCGGCAGCGGCTTGGAACGGGTATTGGACAAGTGGCAATACTCAAAATAATATGTGGACTTATTATGACGGCAACGGTTCTGGAATGTATGTTTGGACAACAAGTGGCGCAACTTACGCAGGAACAACAATTCCATTACCTTCAGGATTTACAACATGGGATACTATGAGAATGTTTGGTTCATCTGACGGTAAACTTCACATAGCAACTGGCAGACGCGGTAATGCGCCTAACCCTAGTTACCCCGGAGTTGTAACGCACTACCAAGCAACTATCACTTAAAACAAGGAGAAAAAATGGCAAGTACATACGCAGTACGCATAGAAAGTGCGGGGGAAAACAATGGTTTTCTTTGTTGGATTGACATAAATGATGCACCTGTCATTTGCCAACCAAACGAACCGCATTTAAGCAATCAAGGTAATTTTGCTACCGCCGAAATCGCACAAGCGTGGGGTGATAAGCATGTTGAAGGTTTGGCTAGTGCAGAGATTGAAGCCGAAGCAAACCGCATTAAAGTTGCAGAACGCGAAGAAGCAGCCCATCAAGCCAATCTCGCTCTTGTGAAAATTCTTGAAAAACTTACGGCTAAATAATAAGTAATTACTCCTTGTGATTATCTGCAACAATGCGGGTAGGGCTTTATGCTCTATTCGCATTGTTGTTGAGAAGGGAAAATCATGGCAACTACCTACCGCTATCTTTTTGCCGACCTTCTCACCAATGAAATTATCGGCGAACTCCCACTCACGGGCGTAAGCTTCACAGAACAATTAAATCAAGCAGGAACTTTCCAAGGACATTTGCTTTTATCAGGTGTTAATTCTGACGCTTTCAATGTCGCTAATTCCACCGTCCCCGGAAGATGCGCGCTTTATGTGGATAGAGATAATTCTCTTGTGTGGGGCGGCATTATTTGGGGGCGCGAATACAGTAGTACCGCGCAAACGCTGACTTTCCAAGCCCGTGAATTTGAGTCTTATTTTGAGCGGCGTCGTATTACGCAGACTGTCGCTTTTGACAACATAGACCAACTCGTAATCGCACAAACAATTATCACAGATGCCCAAGCGGTAGCGTCAGGTGATATTGGCGTCATAGTCGGTGCGGAAACTTCGGGCGTTTTGCTTTCACGCACCTATTATTCTTACGAACTTAAAACAGTTTATGGCGCGCTTCAAGATTTATCACGCGGACAAAACGGGTTTGATTTCAACATCGCTGTCAGTTATGTAGGTGGAGTTCCTACCAAAACTTTAGAACTCGGTTATCCGCAATATGGTGCTGTCTATGACCCTGATGACCCTGCCGCACCCGTCTTTGAATTTCCTGCTGGCAACATGGTGGAATATGTGTATCCAGAAGATGGGTCTATCGCCGCGAATACAGTTTATGCGTTAGGTGCTGGCTCTAACGAAGGCAAACTTATAGAAGCTTATCAAGTCGCAGATTATCTAACTGCTGGTTGGCCATTGCTAGAAGACCAAGGCAATTATTCCGATGTAACTGACGCAACCTATCTCGCGCAATTAGCAGAAGGACAAGCGATTGCGACCGCTTACCCACCTACAACTCTTAAAGTTGTAGCGCCACCTAGCCAAAACCCTGTTTATGGAACCTACACAATCGGACAGCAAGCGCGCGTTATTATTACCGATAACCGATTCCCGAACACATTAGACGCTATTTATCGCATAGTCGGATTATCCGTTCAACCCGGAGAAGATGGACCGGAACGCGTTACAATTACCTTCACACTTCCAACTACACCCGTAGCGTGAGGCAACATGGCATACATAAATCAACCAGCAGACTTACGCATTGTTTTTGCTGCGTTAGATGATAGATTACGCAAATTAGAAACTGCTACGCGCTTCACCTTTCCTAATGTAACATCAGACCCAACAGATTATCGCATCGGTGATGCGTGGTTAAATATCACGACTAACCAAGCAAAGATAGTCGATACCAACGGGACTATAAGGATATTGAACTGGACATGAGCATAGAACAATGGGTCGGTATAGCAGTCGGCGTCACTACTTTGGTCAGCGGCTTCGCGATGTCGGTGCGTCACCTCGTCACGCATTACCTAGCGGAATTACGACCTAACGGCGGCTCTTCAATAAAAGATAAAATCAAAGATATAGACAACAAAGTGGACAAGCTTGAACTACGCGTAGATGAAATCTACCGATTATTAGTGGAGAAGGCATGATAGATATTAAGAACCTTATGGCAATTTGCGCGAGCAACCTTGGCTATACGGAGACAGGCAACAACGACACAAAATTTGGCCAATGGTTTGGGCTAAATAATCAGCCTTGGTGCGCGATGAGCGCAAGCAAGATGTATTTCGATAACGACGCTATAAAGTCCGTTAGCGATAAAGCCAAAGGCTATGCCTCTTGCGACGCATGGTTAAAGTATTTGACCAAGAACAATCAGTTAGTCCCGATAGGACAGGCTCAGGCTGGCGACCTTGTCTTTTTCCAGTTCGACGCAGACGCAGAACCTGACCATGTAGGAATCTGCAAAGGTCATAACACAACGCTGAAATATATGTATGTTTATGAAGGCAATACATCCAGCGGCAAAAAAGGTAGCCAGAGCAATGGCGATGGATACTATTTGAAGAAGCGCACCTACGATACAATTATGGCTGTCGCGAGACCGAAAGGGTAAAAATGAGTCATCTCTCTAAAAAACAAA